GATAAATACATGTCGGTCCCCACCCTCCCCGACACCATCGCCATTCTCTCGGAGATATGGAATACAAACGCGGACAATCCCGTCATTCTCGAAAGAATCCACGTCTACGTAAAAACCCAACTCCCGCAATCCATCAAAAATTACCAAATCGCTCAATCCGAACGCGAATCACGCAAAAAATCTCTCGAACTCTTCGCCGACGAATTCACCGAGAGTTTTCTAAATCGGAACAAATATTTTTATTCTCCGCAGTCGGAATTGTATTTCACGTATCATAATCAAGTCCGGTATACGTTAATCAACGAAGACGAAATTCATCACAGGATTCTAGCCGATATTACCGCCTCCGATTTTCTCTCCGCCGCCTCATCTGCCACCGCCGCTACAAGCACGAGTATCAAATACAAAATAAAAAACAGGATTATCAAGAGTATCCAATCCTCCCGCGATATTCTCTCGGCCATCCCCGAATCCCGCACCATCCAGAATGTGATAAGCCACATTTACCCATCACTCTTCCATACACGCGACCATGCTAAGTATTTTCTAACGATCCTCGGTGATGTCATCTTAAAAAAGGCCGCGCCTCTCATCTATTTTGTTTCCACCCTCGCCAAAGAATTCATCAAGGATCTTGCCGGCGAGTGTTATGCGTTGTTCGGTTCTACTGCCCACTCATTCAGCACCGCATTCAAATTCAAATATTATGATCACCAGTATAAGGATTGTAGGCTGGTGGATATTCAGGCACAATCACAATCAACGGCCATACTACTCCGTCTCTCGAACATGCCGGAACTCAGGACATCTATCATCGACCTTTTTTGTGTCGCCGCGCATTACTCACATCGGTTCGGGAGTGCCGATGACTTCTTACGCCTCCATTGTAAGACACCTGCGGTCGGTACACATGCCTGGTTTTTACGTGACCGAACCGAACAGCAAATCATCGATGAATTCATGAGTTACGCAACAGAACCTGCTTCATCCGACCATGAAATATCGATGACGAATATGATGTATCTGTGGAAAATGTATCTCTCGGAGTTTCGATTACCGAGCGTTTTTTTTGCGGCGACGTTACGTTCAAAACTCGCCAGTATTGCCTCGTCGGCAACACCAGACATTATTCCGAATCGCACCAGCAAGTATCTTCCTCTCGTAAGTCAATTTCGACAGTTTTGGAGCGAGTATTGTTTCACCGATGACAGCGAAATCGAGTTAGAAATCGACGAGCTTTCAACGCTGTTCAAAGAATACGCTTCTGCGGGTACGCCCGTAGGCGACGCAACACTACTCGGGATGCTCCGCCATTTTTACCCCGATGTCATCATCGAAGATGATAAATATATACTGAATGTCGGTTGTAAATTATGGGATAAACCCGCAGAAATCAACGAATATTTACTTCAATTCAAACAGCAATGTCTGACGAATCATCATTCGTTCCCGCAGCCGTTATATAACGCATATGAATATTATTGCGGCAGATGTTATGCTACCGCGAAGAGGCGTATTATCAGCAAGCGGTATTTTGAGAAGTATTTCATGGAAGAATACCCAGATTACATCGATGAAAATGGAATGATTACGATAAAATGGTGGATAGGGGATACCGACCTGAATGATTGATTATGCGGAGGAATATGAAGAAGCTATGTCATAAAAGTTATATAGGATTGCGTGTGTTTCTTTTTTTGCTTCTGGATGAAACATAAAACCGTATACGCGCCCTTTTTCAAACTCAAAAGCACACGCGTGGCGCTTACCGTCGCGAAATTGGCTAAACCACGCAATCTCTCGCACTCCTGCTTTCTTTACGGTGGTATTCATGACCGGCAGGTCGTGGAAATATACATAAACATCCAATTTTCGTGTGTCTTCTTCACATCGAAATATCGGGTGTCCTGATAGTTCTATTTTTACAGTCTTATTCCAATAACTCTCGTATGGAATAAGATCACCACCGTAATATGTCATTAAAAATTGACACCCATGACATATTCCTAATACAGGTAATGTTGGAAAATGAAATAGATAATACAATTCTAACTCTAATTCGTCTTGGATTTTATCAGGATGAATGCGATACGCTGAACCAGGAATAATCAATCCGCATATATCTTTGCGTCGAATAATCGTGGAATCGCATTTCGATACGATTTTGTAAGGTATTTTTCGTGTATGAAATACATCATATATATATGATAGTTGGTTTACATTATCTGGTTTATGTCTAGTGATAACCAACAGCATTATGATGAGAAAATGATATATATATATAATTATAATTTACCACCTTCGATCTCCCTCATGTTTCACGATCCGCCCACTCTCAATAAAGATTTTAACAGGAAATGTTGCTGCGAATTCGGAGTCATGTGTAACAACGATCATCGTCGTCTTCTTCGACATTTCTTGAATCATCTGGATTACATATTTCTTATGAAACGCATCCACCGCGGCCGTAGGTTCATCCATAATCGTGATCGGTTTGTTGCTAAGATAGCTTCGCAATAAATAAATAATCTGACGCTGACCGCCGCTAAGTTTCTCGCCTCTCGACCCCGCCATTGTATCTAAACCTTGCGGTAATTTCTTGAATACATTCATCACTTTCAGTTTGTCCAAAATCTCGACGACCTCTTCCTTCGGGGTCGTTGTTCCGTAACATATATTATCGATCAGAGACCGATTGAACAAGACGACCTTTTGCGAAACAATCGATAATTTGCTTCGCAGGTATTCGCGGTCAATATTCTGAATATCCTCACCATCGAATAGGATTTGGCCTTCTGTTGGCTTGAAGAAACCGGATAAGAGCTTTATAATTGTGGATTTACCGCTTCCGTTTGTGCCGATGATTGCAACGCGGTCGAGAGATTTGATTTTAAACGATACATTATCGAGAGTTTTTGTACGGTCTTCGGCGGTTTTGATTTCACTACTATTTTCATATTCAAAGGATACATTTTTGAATTCGATATTCCCGGTGATTTGAATCTCTTTTTTAACGCCTGAACCCGCACCAGTCTTTGCGTCATGTACCAAAAGCTGGCGTATATTCGTTTCGTTTTCAGCAAGCTTACCATACTCTGCGATCACCATAATACTTCTTTGGGAAGCAGTCTTGATATACCGAACAAAAAACAACATAATAATTATCACTTTTATTGTGGATGTACTATCGATGGACTTGGACTTATACAAACGAAGAATGAGATAAACATACGCAACAAGAATGAGTGTGACGAGTATCGAAATCGCATAAGCGCCTTTGGATGTGCTCCACAGTTGTGTCTCATGTGCGTTGTCATAGATACCGTGCTTTTGCGTCAAGTATTGCTTCTCTTGTTGTATCTTTTTATTACAGATAATACTAATAGAATTGCTTAATACGTCATCGATATTCAACATCAAGTTTTTCTCTTCATTCTCTCGGTGTTCAGATGTCATCTTGCTATCCACAAGAATATAATAATACAAAATGAAGAATACTATGAATACGAGCAACGTTATGATACCGATCGTTGGGTTCAAATAAATGACATATCCGAGAATAACCACGCTCGTAAGGACGAAAGTAACTACCCAGTATATAAATCGTCCGGTAAATGATGTAACAGTATTCGGTATCTTTAATGTTTTAATGATATGGTTTGAAATATCTTCTTTTTCATAATTCACCTCTATATTTTTGAAGATTACGTCGATGAGTTTGAATCGGATGAATTTCTCCATCATTGGATAGTATATCTTATCGAAATAGTTGCTAATCATATACACGGTGTCTATGAACATGCTTAATCCTGCGATTTTCAAGAGAATTGTGATCGACTTACTGTATTCAAGACCGTTGATCGCACCTGTAAAATTCGAAAAAAGGTCAGACAATACAATCATTTCGATAGGGTTACATATGAGCGTCGTAATGATAGTAATGAATACCCAAATTTGATTTTCTTTCAAGAAGTCAAAAATATATTCTGTAATAATATTATTATCCTCCATCGCGTCGTGTAAAGGCGTGATGTGCTATAATTTTTAAGTTATGATACTACTATTATAATGAAATATAATAGTAATAAGATGTTATATCGTGGAGGGGGTAGGAGGTATTCACGACTCTTTAACGCCTCTTAGGAGTATTCACGAGACGAGAACGGCTGCCTGTCTTGGAAATCTTTACAGCACCAAACTTACCCTTACGAGCGGTGTAACCATACTTGCGCAGACGATTCTCCTTCTTTGCGGTGGCGTGCTTCTTGGCACTCACAATACGACCATGCTTATTGAACACGAGCTCGCTCTTGGTGAGACCACCAGGGGTCTTGTAGGCAGTATCATGCCAAACCTGAGCGCGAGAACCCTCTAACATAGCATACTTCTTACCGTTGACATGGTAAAATCCATCATCGTGGCGGTCCAAACGTTTCACCATTTTACTAAATCTCTCGTTATATGTTATCACTAGAAAAAATCTAGAATGAATTTGTTATAGGCGCTCCATATCCACCAGGAGCGCCGGTCCAACGCCCAAAACGGTTGATATTATTCACCGCATAGACTTTTTTCACATTTTTTGTTTCGGTTGCGACGCGTATATTTTGCGCATAACGCATCTTCTTTGTAATATTGGTATTATTGGTAGATGTCGCCATTCCAGCGGTTGGATTTGTGATCGTGGGGCATTTAAAATATGGAACACGTATATCGTTGTTTTGATTATTTATTACAACTGGGTTTCCATCAGAGTCATACTGAACGAGTGCGTCGTTGATGCGATATATGTCGCTACATGTAAGGCCCATGCCGAATGTAGTTCGGTAACGTGGCGCGGTCATATCTACGCGTGAGTGTAATGGTGCTGATACATACCCAATCCAAAATAAAATTGAACATGAGTTAAACATATTGTCGGAATATACTATACCCATCTCTTACACAACAATCGTCTTCATGCCTCCTAAATCTGCTGTTGCCGCTGCTGGTGCCGCAACCAAAGACCTCGCCAAGTATCAGAAAATGACCGATATTGAGCATATCCTCAAAAAACCAGATACTTATATTGGAACGATCGAACCGACGGAAACGATTGATTATGTAATGGACGTAGCACCTCATCATGTGGATGATGCCGCCGGTGCCGCCGCTGCTGTTGCTCCCGCTCTCACCCGACGCAACATCAAATACATACCCGGTCTATATAAGCTTTTCGATGAAGGAATGGTAAATATGCGCGATCATGTTGTGCGTCAAGCGCAAGCGATTGCGGATGGGAAACCCGATGCACTCCCGGTGACAACACTCGAAGTCGATATTGATCCCGCGGATGGAACCATCCATATGACAAATGACGGCAACGGTATCGACGTTGCACAGCATCCCGAGCATAAATTATGGATTCCCGAGATGATTTTCGGCCACCTTCGCACATCAACAAACTACGACGAGAACAAGAAGGAGAAAATTGTTGGCGGAAAAAACGGTTTCGGTTTTAAGCTCGTCCTTATTTGGTCAGTCTGGGGTCGAGTTGAAACGGTGGATCACGTTCGCGGACTGAAATACGTCCAAGAATTTCGTAACAATCTCTCAGAAATCGTGCCTCCTGTCATCACCAAGTCCAAGGTTAAGCCTTATACCCGCGTGAGCTTCCGCCCTGATTACGCGCGTTTCGGTCTCACCAGCAACAACCTAACCGCAGATATGGCAGCACTTTTCCTGAAACGCACATACGATATTGCGGCGGTTACTGACAAGACCGTGAAAGTGAAATATAACGGCGCGGTTGTTCCTGTACGTCATTTTCAGCAGTATGTCGATCTTTATATCGGCGCGAAGGGGGGCTCGGGTGCGGATGGCGGCAGCGGTGTCAAGCGCATCTATGAAAACCCCGACCCTCGTTGGGAGTATGTTGTCTGCCTTACTACCACTGATGAATTCGCACACATCTCATTCGTGAATGGGATTTACACGCCTCGTGGAGGCAAGCATGTGGAATACATTACAAATCAAATTGTCCGCAAGCTCGCAGAGCTCATTAAGAAGAAGAAGAAAGTCGATGTCAAGCCGAATACAATCAAAGAACAACTGATGCTATTCTTGCGCTGTGATATCGAGAATCCGTCATTTTCTAGCCAGACCAAAGATGAGCTTGGCACCGCTGTCGCGAATTTCGGATCGTCGTGTAAAGTGAGTGACGAATTCATCGAGAAACTCGCGAAAATGGGTGTCATGGATGCCGCGTGTGCGCTTACGGAGGTCAAGGATACGAAAGCTGCGAAGAAAACTGATGGCGCGAAAACCAAGACAATCCGCGGAATTCCTAAACTCATCGACGCGAATTATGCGGGATCGGCCGACAAATCCGCGCAATGCACAATTATCCTTTGTGAAGGTGATTCGGCAAAGGCGGGTATTATCAGCGGGCTCAGCAAAGAAGACCGAAATTATATCGGTGTGTATCCGATGAAAGGCAAACTATTCAATGTTCATGGCGAGACAACGAAGCGTATTTCAGAGAATCGCGAGATTGCGGAAATCAAACAGATTCTCGGCCTTGAAACCGGAAAGACATATACTCCTGCTGATGTTGTCGCGAAGCTGCGTTATGGAAAGGTGCTCTTTATGACCGACCAGGATTTAGATGGCGCACATATTCAAGGTCTGGGTATCAACCTCTTCCAGACAGAGTGGCCATCACTTACGAAGATACCGGGATTCATCGGATTCATGAATACACCGATTTTGAAAGCACGCCGTGGCACACAAGAAGTCCTCTTTTACAACGACGGTGAGTATGAAGCATGGAAGAAGCAATTCCCCGATGCGGTTGTCCCCGCAAGTTGGCACACGAAGTATTATAAAGGTTTAGGTACAAGCACCGGGAAGGAATTCAAGGAATATTTCGAGCATAAGAAAATGGTGTCGTTTGTTCATACTGGGAAAGAAAGTGATGATCATCTTGATATGGCATTCAACAAGAAACGTGCCGACGACCGAAAAGAGTGGCTGTCGAACTATTCGCGCGATGCGTTTCTCGATACATCAAAACCGGAAATCCCTTATGAAGAATTCATCGACCGCGGTCTTATCCACTTCTCGATCTACGACAACGAGCGTTCGATTCCGAATTTGATGGATGGATTGAAAATATCGCTGCGTAAGATTCTGTATGCGGCGTTCAAGAAGGGTGGCCTTAAAACGGAAATCAAGGTTGCGCAGTTTAGCGGCTATGTATCGGAGCATTCGGCGTATCATCATGGTGAGGCGAGTTTAAATGCGGCGATTGTCGGGATGGCGCAGAACTTCGTAGGGAGCAACAATATTAATTTGTTAGAACCGAATGGTCAGTTTGGCACGAGATGTGCTGCAGGGCAAGATTCCGCAAGCGAAAGATACATTTTCACACAACTCAACAAGCTGACGCGTCTCATATACCGCCAAGAAGATGACACCATCTTGTCGTATATCAACGACGACGGTCAAATGGTGGAACCCACGTATTACGCACCGACCATTCCGATGATTCTCGTAAATGGAAGTAAGGGGATCGGAACGGGATTTAGCACAGAGGTTCTTCAGTACAACCCGCTTCAAATCATCGCGTATGTTCGCGCGATGCTCGCATCAACTTCTGTGGCCGACCGCCCCGTCATCGAGCCCTACTTCAAGGGATTCAAAGGAACGATACAGAATATCGCGGCGACCTCTGGTGCTCCGGCTTCCGCCTATGCTACCTCCGGTGCCACCACATCCCATGTGGCGGCGACCTCCGGTGCTCCGGCTTCCGCCTCCGCGAAATATCTCATCAAAGGCACCTACGAAATCGTCGCCGACCGTAAAGTCCGTATTACCGAACTTCCGATTGGAACATGGACCGATGATTATAAAGTATTCTTGGAGAAGTTGATGGAAACGCCGTCGGCGTCGGACAAAGACAAAGGCGGCAACAACTCTGCGGCAGCGGCTACCCCCGTTCTCAAAGAATACACCGATATGTCCACCGACACCGTTGTAGATATTACTGTCACATTCAATCCATCGTATCCGCATACACCCAAAGATCTTCACGCCACAATCGTAGATGCTGATGCTGGAACAAACAAATTGGAGAAACTTCTCGCATTATTCACGACACAAAGCACAAGTAATATGAATCTATTCGACGCACATGAGAAACTCAGAAAATACACGACGATCTATGACATCATCGAAGATTATTACACCGAACGTCTCGCTCTATATGCCAAGAGAAAGGCGGCGATGCTGGCTCAACTTGCCAACGAGCTTCGAGTCCTAACAAACCGCGCGCGATACATTCAAGAGATCCTCGACGACAAACTGGAACTTCGCCGGCAGTCAAAAGAGGCAATCTTCGCGAAGATGACTGACCATGGCTATGAGCACATCGATGGTGATGTCGAGTTCAAATATCTCCTCAAAATGCCGATGGATAGTGTATCGGATGAAAATGTCCGACACCTGCTCTCCGAACGCGACACCAAGCGCGCGCAACACCAGCAACTCGCAGATACATCGATTCAAGCATTATGGACGCGCGACTTGGATGAATTGGAGGCGGAGTACAAGAAGTGGGCGTCATCATCAAGCAACGCGGCGGCGGCGGCGGCGGCAGGTGGTGGCGGCAACGGCGCTGCGGCACCAGCAAAAAAGAAGATGGTGGTGAAGAAGGCGGCGTAATCGAAACATACTACTCAGGAATAAAACGAATAAATAATAAATAAATGTTATTTTTTTATTATTCCCACAGGACCAAAAACTAGAACCACGGTTTCAATTCTAGCGTCTTATGTTTGTAGTCCGAGAAATTGGGGTGAGCCATCGGCGTATACATATTGCTCACGTCACGCTTATACTGAATGTAACCTTCTGCCTCGCTATGAACCCGTGGAACACAATATTCAAATACTAACTCGTTTAATTCAATAATCTGCTCACGGATATCGGTGGGAGCGTTGGCCGCATTCTGTAAATAAATTGTCCGCATGATGATGCGCAAAGTATCACAGTCCTGTTCGCCTATCACATACTTGCCGCGTGAGCGCTGATAAACACCCGCACGAATACCGTTCTGAATAATCTGCATGTTTTCCTTACTAAAAAATGCGTTCGAAAGGGGCGTGTTTTCCCAGATTCCGTTAAGCGCATCACGATATGTAACACACTGATGAACAGGGTTTTTATCATACAGCGCAAACTGATCTTGGATCGGGGGAGTTAAGATATCCAGTCGCCCATTTTTAGGTTGGCCGATAAATGTTTCTTCGGGGAATGTGCGATAATCAAAACGATTCATATGATCAATTAGGTTTGAGAGATTATACGGCTAAATAAAGTTGTTGTATAATATATAGATATTATATCACTACTATTTATATAGTGAATTCGTTGATTATTTAATTCTGTAATAGTAGTATGGATTTTATTTCAAGTTCGAAAAACGTAGGTTCGTCGGCATTCGGAAGCTCGGGTAATGCCAGTTCCGGCACATCGAGCGAAGGTATGTTTAGCAACTTTTTCAATCTTTCAATACAAAAAATGGTATTATTACTTGCTGTCATCGCGTTTGTGATATCGATCGCCACAGTAGCAATTTTACTTTTAAAGTCAAAGAGCGCTCAAAAGTGGCCTCCTGAAATCGCCAAATGTCCCGATCGTATGGAATTCGATGGAACAAAATGTGACGATAAATACGAGTTACTAGGTGGCACGCAAATTCAAGCACCAAATAATGACAATTGCACTAATTTTACGAATATACAAACTCTGAAATATGGTGGAAGCGGTCTTACTGGGGTTGATGACGGTTACATTCCATGGGAAGGTATTGTGGACGGTCAAGGCTCACGTGCTAGTTCTTTAAAGTGTTTGACGTAATAGGCTGACCGGCGCACGCATACGCATACACACTACTAATTATGACGTAATAATTACACTAAGATTATGTCATACTGAACAAACTCGCCGACTGTGACACAGTATTTACATACGGTAAGCACCGGGTGCGGCACCAGACGCCTGCTTGGCCACCGAGGGCAAAGAATCAGAAGGAGCACCCATACCATAAGTGCCAGCCTTCATGTTGCTAGTGACGCACATCGAGTAGAACAAACGTGTTTGGAAATACATAAGAGCATACACCAAAATCATCAAAAATGAATAAACACCGCTCATTAATGTGATTTTTCCCCTAAATAAAAGAACCAGCGATGAAACAAAGCCTAACGCAGCAACGGCTAAGAAAATAAAATTAACGACGGTAAGCCAGTAAAACAGCAGACAATAATCCTTGTCAAGAGGGGCAAATAATTCTTGGATAGCGTTCATTCTCTGAATATACTTGTTATAACATATAAACATAAAAAATATATTCACATATCACACATGGATAATTATACAGCTTTTCTAGGGAGAGAAACCATTTATAATAATATTCGAGACTTCCTAGCATCTTTCCAAAAAAACAAAACCGACCTTACATTCAAGCGAGGTATCTATATTTATGGCGAACCCGGATCAGGCAAAACCGAATTCATCGTGCGATTATTAAAAGAATTGAATTATGATATGGTGAAGTATGACGCAGGAGATATTCGAAATAAATCCATCATCGAATCGATAACGCAGCATAATATATCGGATAAGAATATCATGTCGATATTTCATCGCAAAGTTCAGAAAATCGTCGTAGTGATGGATGAACTCGATGGGATGAATAACGGAGATAAGGGCGGTATTACATCTCTCATCAAACTAATTCGTCCTAAAAAAACGAAAAAACAGAAACAGGAAGAAATCACGATGAATCCAATCATCTGTATCGGAAATTATCATATTGACAAGAAAATCAAAGAACTCATGAAAGTATGTTATGTTTATGAATTGAAAACACCAACGCCGACACAAATGTTGCATATCATCGATATGAAGTTGCCGATGATTGACGCAGTCATGCGGAAAAATATCATAACATTCGTCCAAGGTAATCTTCGCAAGGTTAACGCAGTAATGGAGATGAGCAAAAAATCGAATACGATACTCGCAAATAATATTTTACATGCGATATTTCAGCCGAAAACCTATAATGAAGATATCAAAAAAATAACCGAAAAGTTGATGAATACGGAATACCCTATATCGGAACATAATGTTTTAATTAATGAAACAGACCGCACCACAATCGGATTACTTTGGCATGAAAATATTATCGATTTGTTTGAAAAGATGCCCGTACATGTTTCAGCACCTTTTTACAAGATTGTATTGGACAACATATGTCAAGCGGATTATTTTGATCGTATTACATTTCAAAACCAAATTTGGTTATTTAATGAACTATCGTCTCTTATCAAAACATTCTACAATCACCATTTGTTTCACAAGTCATTCCCGAAAAAATCACGGTTTCACCCCACCGAAGTCAGATTTACTAAGGTTTTAACAAAATACAGTACAGAATACAATAATCAACTATTTATACAGAATTTATGTATTCAGCTTTCGATGGACCAAAACGATTTATTCACATTTTTCATGACACTAAAAAAACAATATTTGGAAGAGGATATTCCACGAATATTAGAAATGTATGAAATCACAAAATTGGACATCAATCGTATTTATCGATATTTAGACAAATATATGGAGAAGTCTGTTGTTGATGAAGATGACATATACGGTGAAGTTGATAACTCATATGACTCCGCCTTATTAGAATGAACAACGATCAGTTATGCGTTTGAATAATACGTAAAAGATATAATCAGTATTTAGAAATAACTAGTATGGGTGCGTCCATTTCATTTGATTCGAAATATCGTTTAGTGTTAGATACAGAGGTTGAGTGTATTTCGGTAAATCCTCCTGGAACAAAAGTCGAAAAGACCCGTTCAGTCAGTGACAAACATGCCAAGCGTGAGAGCGAAAGCGACAACGAAAGCGGCAGCGGCAGCGACAACGACAACGACAACGAAAGCGGCAGCGACAACGAAAGCAGTAGCGATAGTGACACCGAAAACAAAATATATACTGTAAAGATAACTCCCGAAATTATAAACTATATCCGCAGTTATCTGCGAAAGAATGAGTTCCTGGATGAGTTTGATTTGATTACCGAAATCGACCTGGATAATTATGACCATGCTCCGGGTTCAGCACTGGTATTTAATTCCGATTCAATCGTCTATATGACAAATAACCAGACGATCGAGGCAGTTGGTGAATGGGAATACCTTACACCTGAAAAAGAAGAGGTCAAACAAAAATCGTCGAAATCATCGAAATCATCGAAATCATCGAAATCGAAGAATAATCGTGATGATGACAACCAGGATGACCATAATGAGTCACGTAGCACATACAAAACAAAAGACGACGAACTTCATGTGAGTGAAATCGAACACATTCTTAAAGAAAAGTTTGAAGAGTATAATAAGGGTCATGAATTTGTAATCCACGAATCCAAGAATAATCTTCTTTGTATAAAGATTAATTCGGTTGAAATCGTGAAAGCTTAGATTGATGTGTAATAATATCATAATAAATCGTTGTCGATTATGATATTGATTAAACGTAAATGGTTTCGGTGTCATTCATGTTTTCGCCGGTCCTGGGTGATTCTATAACCGCCGCTACTGCTGCCGTTTCCGCTTGAAGTTTTTGATATTTTTCATAAAGAGCTTGATACTCACTATTTAATCGTGCTATTTCTTGATCACGTGACGCAACATCATTCTGTAATGCTTGAAGAATATCAACAACCTGTTTATTGTTGAGCGAAACTGGCGGTTGGCCTGGTTGTTGTAAAACGATATTACCGCCGCCTCCGGTTGCCGCCGCGTCTTCTGCCATCTTTGCTCGTTCTTTTTCAAGTTGTATTGTTTGTGCGATCACATCAGGCTTCATTTCTGGTCGTCCAGGTTCATATTTCTCTAACAATCCCTCCAACTCGCTCATATAAAACCTACGAAGATCGTTGTCTTTAATGAAATCCATGACTTTCTTGGGCGAATCTCTCACCACCTCCGGATTGGCATTTACAAGCAATTTGCGTTTATCAAACGTATTATGTTCATGCGAAAATACGAGAATCACCTTCATCGGATCGAGCTGAACGAATGGGACCGTATAGTCCTTCAAAAACGCACGTTCTTCCGCCAAACACGCATCGTCATTATAACGGTTGTTTTTTATCAACTTCCGCTTAAATGCGAAGGTTCCTGCCGTCGCGTGGTTCGGTCCATACGGTCCAAAACGTTTCATCTGTTTGATATGCTTGAAATAGATGTAAATCTCACTCGAACCAGCACATAATGCCTCTGGATGAGATACCAGCATTTCAACCGCATGAGATACGCGTTTTGGAGGGTAATAGTCGTCGTCATCCATATAGACCAATATTTCACCGCGCGACTTTTCATGAAGCAAGTTACGCTTTCGACCCAACGTCATTTTAGTATCATATTTAAAATATTTTACACGAGGATGTGACGCGACCAGATCCTCAATCGGGTCAGTTCCATCATCAATTATAATCCACTCCATGCGATCTTGCGGATAATCCTGTGCGTTAAAACAAGTAATCATCGCATGGATAAATGGCCGCCGATTAAATGTCGGAGTGCAAACACTTACAAATGGGTATTTCTTGAAATACTCGGGTGTAGATTTTTCGAGGCCAGTTGATGCGATTGTCGCCGATGCTGTTCCTGCTGACGACGTCGACGATGATGTTTTATTTTTTCCACCCATATCGTATAAATATACTAGTTCTTATACGATATTATTTATGTTGTTTATAGAACTCGATAAACGATTCAGTTGGATCATCCACTCCAGCTCTTAATCGAATTAAAAAAATTCATAATTCCTTGCCAGTAATGAGTAAGATACAACACTAGTAACATCAAGATGACAATCGCCGCAACATTAATATCTAAATACTCGAACGCGTAAAACATTAATGTGAGGTTGAAAAAGAAGAATATGATTGGAACATAACGAGCATACAATTCACGATATTGGTCCCAGTGAAGAAGTGGATATATTAATAATGTGCCAATAAACTGAATAAGTTGTACAAAATATGAAATTACAGGAAAGATTCCCAAACCGAAACCGGTGAATAACGACCATAATGAACCACCAATAAACTCTTTACGATTGTCGGTCTGATTCACAATCATTCCAATTACCGTTGTAAAAAAAGGACCACCCATCAACATAAATCCGACAATTAATAAAAAGACAAACGGAATAAAAATAATCAATAAAGGTGATACCGCATCATATAACTCTATGGGGATCGCATTCGAAATACGTGTGATCTGTTCAAATATATAAGCCAACATCGCGCGATCCGATGAAAACGAAAATATGAATGAATTATTGATCCATTGCTTAAATCTCGCTTTAATAAAAGCCCAATTCAACAGATTTACTTTTGTAACACCCTCATCTACACTATCATTCACCATATCGACATCTTCCTTTGTCAAACAGAACCATTTAAAGACATAAGTATCCAGAAGAATCGCAGCTTTCAAGTATATTTTTTTAGATGTTTCGATTTTGGGGTCATCCGCAATACCTCCAAACTTGTCATCGCAGTCGGTATCACATGCCGTATATTCATTCGTATAACAATATGGCCATTCATGACGGTTGGTGGGGAATAACTTATTCAAATTAATATTATTATGTTTGATACTTTCAGGCGCCGCGAAAAACATGATATTCACACATATGACAGAAATGATCAGCGTCTCCACAAATAGCGTCAAAACACTAAGTCCAAATTCTTTAAGCGCTTCTAAGTCAAATAACGATTTTGGCTTCGCTTTCGCTTTCTTTTCTTCTTTTGATGATGTGTCGTCGGAGTCGCTGACACCACCTAACATCCCGCCTACTTTGCTAAACGTTCCTTCTTCTTCTTCTTCTTCTTCTTCTTCTTCTTCTTCGACATCATCGGGTCGTTCTTCTTCGTCGTCTGCCATTTTTTGGTAAGTTATATATACCATAGATTATTATAATGGATACACACGCGTATGAGCCCATACCCGCCACCGCATTCCCTCTTCGACACGGATGTTGTTTACCGCGCATACATTAGCCCGCAATTGCCTGATACAAAAGTAAGGACGTTATATCGCTCTTCAAGTATATGTAGATCATAATTATAGAGGTAAATATTCACATTCGGTTTATTCATTCCGATAATCTCTCGTGTATTCGGATTACAAATCACTTTCACTTCTGCCGAAGAGTCCAACGGAGGATAAATTGTCGCCATTTCAAGTTCAATCTGATTGAATTTACTCATATTAATAGCGCCACTTGGTTGGAGTTCAAACGGGTCAGAATTCAGGCAGAAATTGTAGCAGTAAATACCCGGTTTCGCACTTCCACGGGTGCGCGTGTATTTCTCAACGTAGTTATACACTCCCGAGTCTAGTAAATTTTCACGATATTTACCGTTGAGTGAAATTCCCATCGACTGTAAAATATCGCGTTCGTTTTCAGACTGAAAATCACCAGTAATATGAAGACCGGTCATGCGTTTATCGCGCGGATTGATACCGGGTCCAATCCCATTTTTTGGTCCATTCTTATCAAAAAAGTAGCGGTCATGAGTATAAATTAGATTCAGATTCGTAAGCAAGTCTGTTGTCGGGCGAATATCTTCACTAAATTCTGCCGGCCTCCAGTCATCATCTATTGGTGCGGGAATAATATCATACGGCAGGTAGTTATACGGCCAGTTTGTATAATTGCTCCATTCATTTCGAAGATTAACATCGCTGCGTTGAAAAAACATCGTCCATGAAGCAACCATTCCCATCGAATTCTCGATTTTGATTTTCTTATTCCCAGTTACATCGTTGAATACCCAGTCATAATACGATTTAATCAGGTATTTCTGTTGATTGGCGGCAAAAACTTTGGATTCTTCATCCGAGAGAAAGCAATATGTGGCCATTAAATGAACATCCGCATTCCAATCGGTGCGAATACTCGGATATGAATCCAACGTTAAATCAATACTGGGAGGCGGATATAAAAATCGCCACATCTGATGGAGTGGATTCGTAAAGTCAGGTTGAACAACTGGCCAGAAATTCACAGGGTCACCTACATCTCGAATCGTAAATAATTCTTTCACTGGCCGAAGCGTCACATCGATCTGTAGCTGATTATACTGAAGACATACGAGTGGAAATGCCATCTTCGATGAAAGTGTGAACCATGCGTTGATCGGTATGTATATTTTACGCCCACGAATCGACGGTTCAGCACCAGCAATGTTCGATGTGCGATACGCATTCGGATATTGATTCAAGCGTGCTCCCGAACAACCTGGATTATATAATTCCGGGACATGACCCGTCATTTGATTATACAACTCGCGTTTCGTAGCGTCGATGTCACGTTCAACAATCGCCATTAAGTTACTACCGGTGAAACGTTGGAGAGTCATACCACCAACCGAAATTACGATTTCTTTCACCATTTGAGTGCCGATGTTTTCAATCCAACGAAACTCATATGGTGCCCACATATCTTCCACCTGCGCAGGTGGATGAATCGGACTCCAAATCGACGGTAACGTTACGCATATATAAGTATCCATCAACAATTCCGCATATCTCGGTATGTAAAATGTGAATTTGGACTCTTCTGTCATACGCAACTTCTTCTGACCATCAAAATCAACTCTAAACTTTTGAAGACCGAAATTCGTATATTTAAGATATGTGCTTTTGAAAAATGACTTCTTAGGATTACCGTTTAAAATAACATTTTGGTTGCCCGTAGCGACCAGATTCAATAAACCACCGGTCATTTAGTATTTTATGCGGGAGTTGTTATTTGTTATGTTATATATAACTTTATATAAAAATCTATTATTCTATTATTATAGTAATAGGAATGAAAGAAAATCAGGTAGAATTCATATTTATAGGTATAATTATTGTGGTTTTCGCGACATGGAAACTATCAGAAATGATTAAATCCAAATGTTACGAAAAAAAAAGAGCTGCGCCATTCAAAGAAGGATTTCGTAAAAGTGATAGCCATACCGCGCCAGCGCCAGCGCCAAAGCCAGAGCTTATGACACAACTCAACGAACTACTCAAAAAAAATAATATCGATGTGTCTTCTACCTTTTCGGTGAATAAGACAACAGAAAACTTTACACTCGATACAACCGAAGCAGAAATGACAATACATCAAAGAAGAAAGGCGGCTACATCTTTGGATACATTTACTGATAATACAACAATAACATCAGCCTCAAACCCTGATTCCACCCTAGTTGCTGAACCCGCCACTGACAAACCGATCGACGCAGAGAAAGAAGGCCTTGAAAATCCAGATGAAAATACAAAGGAATTCATCGAAAAAAATATCACATCGATCAATCCGGCGGATAGCCAAAGTAAATTCAAGTTACGTGATTATTACATCAAGGCAGCATATAATGCATTCAATCCAGATAAGTTCAAAAATTCGAATGTTAGTATGGATGCGCTTCTCTATGTAATCGCGCGCGGTTGTCGTTTTATCGACTTTGAAGTGTTCTCTGTGGATAATCAGCCAGTTATCGCATCTTCATCGGTGAATTCATTTAATTACAAGGAAACGTTCAATCACATTCCAGTAAGCGACGCATTTGAGGTGCTTGGAAGTTATGTATTTTCCGGATCAAAATGTCCCAATCCTGGCGACCCATTTATTATTCATATGCGATTAATGTCACGCAACATAACCATGTATGACAACCTTGCTAAGATAATCTCTCAAAGCAAAACTCTTGCGCGTAATTTATTGGGACCCAAATATGGTCGTGAATATCAATCAAAAGATTTAGGGAATGAAAACTTGCTTGACTTTAAAGGGAAGGTGATACTTATGGTGGATGGAACCAACCAAGTATATCGTAACACCAAACTGTTTGAATTGATTAATATGAGTTCGAATACTTTGTTTCTCTCGAAATATACCTATTTTGGTGTGAAAAATGTCGGTGATCCACAGGCATTTAAGGACGCGAATAAGAAAAATATGTGTCTTGTTGTGCCAGATAAGGGCGGTCGTCCCATCAACGATGGTCATAACGGTCCTTATACATGGGGATGTCAGATTGCTACGATGTGTTTTCAGGAAGAGGTACGAGACGAAAAACTTAAAGCGTATGAAGATAAGT